ACGCATTTCATTTCTTGTTTGTACCTTGAAGCGTAGCGGAAAGGTATGGTCATAAGTATGACACAATCTCTTAACAGCGCCCCGCAGAAGCAAAAATTCAGCGTTGCCATCAACAGCAAAATGTATCAGAACCTTATCGCCAGCACGCTGCGCGACCCGGCCCGCGCCCGCCGCTTTACCGCCGCAATCACCAGCGCCGTGGCCGTCAACCCCGCCTTGCAGGAATGCGATGCCGGCACGATTCTGGCCGGTGCGCTGCTGGGCGAAAGCCTCAACCTCAGCCCTTCCCCGCAGCTGGGTCAGTATTACCTCGTTCCGTTCAAGCAGAAGGCCAAGTATGACCGCGGCGGCAACATGGTTCGCCCGGAAACCACCACCGCCACGTTCGTGCTGGGCTACAAGGGCTACATTCAGCTGGCGCTGCGCAGCGGCCAGTACAAGGATCTGGATGTCATGGTCATCAAGCAGGGCGAGTACATGGGTAAAGACCCGGAAACCGGCAAGGCCAAGTTCCAGTTCATCGAGGACGATGACGAGCGCGAGACCCTGCCCACCATCGGCTACATGGCCTACTTCGAGTACCTCAACGGTTTCCGCAAGGTCGTCTACTGGTCCAAGGAAAAGATGATGACCCACGCAGATACTTTCTCCAAGGCGTTCAGCCGCCAAGGCTATGAGGACTTGATAGCTGGCCGCGTTCCCGAAAAGGATATGTGGCGCTACTCCTCGTTCTGGTACAAGAACTTTGACGACATGGCGAAAAAGACTTTGCTTCGGCACATCATCAGCCGTTGGGGCATCATGTCCATTGAAATGACTACTGCACTGGAGCATGACGATGCCGTCAATGTGGCCGATGACGGGCAGATCGTGACCGAGACCGTGGAGGCCGCCCGCGCCAGTATCCCCGCGGACGCGCAGGAAGTGCCGAGCGCCGAGCCCGAAGCCCCCGCCCCGGCAGCAGTGGCCGAGCCCGAAGCTGTTGACATCAGCGCACTGTGATGGAGTACAAAATCATTTCAACTGGCAGCAAGGGCAACGCCGTTGTGGTGGATGGCCGCATCTTGATTGACTGCGGCGTTCCGTTCCGCCGTTTGGAGAGCGTCTACCGCGATCTGGACGCGGTGCTGCTGACACACATCCACAGCGACCACTTCCAGCCAAAGACGCTGGCCCGGCTGGCCGCCGAGCGCCCGTCACTTCGGTTCTTTGCCTGCCCGTGGCTTGGGCCCGACCTGCAGGGCGCGGGCGTGCCGCTGCGGCAGATCACCATCACCCAGCCGGACCGATGGTACGACACCGGGTACTGCTTCGTCAAAGCCTGCGAGACCAAGCACAATGTGCAGAACTGCTGCTGGCATATCTGGTTCAACGATGGCAGCAAGGTCTTCTACGCCACCGACATGGGCAACCTCAACGGCATCACAGCCCCGTACTATGACCTGTATCTGGTCGAGGCCAACTACCGTGACGAGGAAATCCAAGCCAAAATTGCCGAGAAAAAGGTCAACGGCGAGTACATCTACGAGAAGCGCGTCCTCCGTGACCACATGAGTGAGCAGGACGCCATCGACTGGGTGTATGGCAATATGCGCCCCGATTCAACCTATGTCTGGCTGCACTGCCACAAGGAGGAATCCAAATGAGGGCGCGGCTGGTGCGCATGGAGCCCGGCTACCGTGGCCGACAGCGCATCGTCATTGAGATTGCCGGGGATTTCCGGGAACAGTTCGACCAACTGCAAGGGGCGCTGCTGGAGGTGCAGATCACCCGCGCGATACCCCGGCGCAGCTTAGCGTCCAACAACTACTTCCACGCGCTGGTGAGCCGCATAGCCTCCACTGTCTGGGGCGAGTTTGACGAAATCAAAAGCGATCTGGTGGTCGAGTACGGAACGCCGTGTCTGGATAAGGCCGGTCAGGTCGTCATGGTGGACTTGCCGGAGGGCACCGACCCGCACAGCTATTACCCCTACACCCGCCTTATCACCACCCACGAAAAGGACGGCAGCCGCTATTGCAGCTACATCCTGTATAAGCGCACCAGCGCCATGAACAGTTCGGAAATGAGCCATCTGATAGATGGCGCCCGGCAAGAGGCCCACGAGTTGGGCATTGACATTTGAAAGGAGCGTGACCCTTATGCAAAAAGTGATTTGCCCCTACTGTGGCCGCGTTGCCAAATATGTAGATAGTTCTGTTATCTACTACGGTCATAGCTACGGCATGGCTTACCTGTGCCGCCCATGCAACGCCTATGTAGGCGTACATTCCGGCACAGACCGCCCCAAAGGCAGCCTTGCCAATGCGGAACTTCGGGGCTGGCGCAAGGCAACACACGCCCGTTTCGACCCGCTGTGGCAAGACGGACCATTCAAAAAGCGCAATGCAGCCTATCGGTGGTTGTCCGAACAAATGGAACTGCCGATTGAACAGACCCACATCGGAATGTTCACTGTTGAGCAATGCAAGGCAGCGTTGGAAATCATCAATAAAGGAGTAACCGTATGAACAACTATTCTCAAGCAGACATGGCTTTCAAAAAGCTGATTGATTCCATGAAGCAGAACGGTAGCGTATTTACCAGCGCTGACGCTATGGTGGAGGAATTCAACAACATTCTTACCCAGCATGGCGCAGATGATGAAGATCTGGTCTGCATCCCTCTTTCGCGCTATGAAGAACTGCTCCGCAGCGAGAGCGAGATCGACATTCTTTGCACCCTCGTGGAATCTCCCAATGTGGAAAGCAAAACCACCCTGGCCGCACTGGAAAGCGTTGCCGATATGCGCGATAAGCGCCTGAACGACTGCGAGGATGACACCGATGAAGAATAAACCGTCCTGCCCACCCGGTGGGCCAAGGGAGGTGGTGCAATGCTCCGGCCCTATTTCTGTGCCTACCACAGCTACCTTGAAAACATGGAGCTTTTGAACTGGGAGGAACGCGGACGGCTTTTCACCGCCCTGCTGGAATACAGCAAGGACGGAACATTGATACCTCTCACCGGAAATGAGCGGTTTGTTTTTCCCGGCATCCGTTCCCAGATTGACCGTGATAAGGCCCAATGGGAGCAGATTGACAATGTGAAAACCGCAAATGGCCGTAAAGGTGGCAGACCCAAAAAAGCCGAAACCGAAAAAGCTAATGGTTTAGACGAAAACCTAAAAAACCAACAGGTTATTTCGGTTTCTAAAAAAAGCTTAGAGAAGGAGAAGAAGAAGGATAAGGAAAAGGATAAGGATAATATATCTTCTTCTACTGCTACTGCTGAATCCGACATTTCCGCCTGCGTCCAAGCCTACGAGCAAAACATCGGCCCTATCGCACGGGCGGCGTTTGATGACATTTCCCGCCAGCTGGCCGACCTGCCCGCCGACCTCATTTGCGAGGCTATCGGTGAAGCAGCGCTCAACAACAAGCGCAGTTGGAATTATGTCAAGGCCATTCTCAAGCGCTGCCGGGAGCAGAACATCCTGTCCGTGGATGCCTACCGCGCCGAGAAAGAAAACCACGCCGCCGTAGCGGCGGCCAGAGCCGCACCCGCTGCCCGCCCACAGAGCAAACAGGCGGCGGTACGCGAACGGCTCAAAAAGCGTCTGGAAGAGATGGGAGGTGTGCAGAGTGACGACCCAGCAGACAACCGAATTTATGTTGAAGCTACTGAACTGGTGGCCGAACCTCTACCGGGAGAATGACCCGGACGAAATGTCCGATGCGTGGGCGGTGTCGCTGACCGACATTCCCTATGACGCCGCCATGGCCGGTGCGGTTGCCCTAAGCCGCACGATGAAGTGGCCGCCCACTGTGGCCGAGATCCGCGATGCTGCCAAGCCGTACATAGGATTTCAGCCCGATTTGATGAATGTGCGGGTCGCCATCGATGCTCACGAAGAACTGGGTCTGCCGCTGCCGCCGTGGTTCTACGCCGCCGCGCAGAAATACGCAGCGCAGATCCCGCCTGACTACCAGCCCGCAGCCCTGCTGCAAGGAGGCTTGCTTAATGGAAAATAACCACAAAGACCCCCGCCGCCAGCTGATCGGCGCGGTGAGCAAGGCGCTGGGCCAGCAGTTTGAGCGCGACATCAACGCCGCGTTCGACCACTACCGCCGTCTGGGCGTGGCATCCATCGAAAAGACGCCCGAACCGTTCCACATGACGGGCCGCGAGAACGGCGGCAAGGTCGTGGGCTTCTACGAGAAAAAAGCCCAGCCTGACTACGCAGGCACACTCCGCGGCGGCAGGTCTGTCTACATGGAGGCCAAGTTCACCGGGTCGAACCGCATGGAGCAATCCCGCGTCAGCCCCGGCCAGACCGAGTATCTGGACGAAAAGATGCGGCTTGGAGCTTTCTGCTATGTTCTGGCCGGATTTTCCCACGGCGGTGCGTACTGCATCCCGTGGAGCATCTGGCGGGCCATGAAAGAACACTACGGCCGTAAGTACATTACCGAAAATGACATTACACAATACAAAATTCCGAGAACCACCACAGGCATGCTGGCGATTCTCGGCGCCGGAAAGGAGTAAACCCCTATGAAAATGAATGAAGAAGCGACTTTCGCCGTCTACCAGAAAAAGCTGAAGGGCATCTGCGAGGAAAACGACTTGCAGGCCACTTTCAACCGCAGCGGCTACCCGCTGACCATGACGGTGCGGCCTCTGCAAGATGTGGCCGACCAGATGTCGATGCTGGAAAAGGTCGAGGACAACGGCTACACCAGCCCCGATGCGTCCATCAAGTTCAGCTACGAGGACGGCGCCATCAAGTACACCTTGAGCAAGGAGTTCGTGATTTCAGATGCGCTGTTTACCAAGCTGAAGAACCTGTTCCGCAATCTGCACGACACTTGGCTCCAGTATTTCCATCGCACCGTTATCCAGAAAAAACTGTTGAATGCCAATGTGCCCGACATCCCCGAAGATGCGGACGGCTTCGGTGACATTGACCCGGATGACCTTAACGCGGATGGTCTGGTCGATACCACCCCGCCCGAAGACACGGACGAGGAGGAGTAAACCATGGCAAAGGTGGTGCGGGGCGTTGACAGCTACAAAAAGGAGTTCTTGAGCATCTTCAACAGCCTGTGCGGCAGACATGGCCGATGGGAAGTCTGGTCGGATTTTATCCAGCTGACGGCCATCGACATAAGCAATGCGACCGACAAAGGCAACGTGCCGAAGCGGGCCACAGATGCAAGGAACATCGCCAAAAAGTACAGCAAGGACGAAATCAAACGCATGGCCGAAATGCTGATGCAAATGGTTTATGCCATTGACGAGAATCCCGACCAAGATTTTCTTGGCGAGCTGTACATGACCTGCGAGTTGGGCAACGACCACGCCGGGCAGTTCTTTACCCCCTACAACGTGTGTCAGGCAATGTCGGAAATCAGCTTCGACCCCGCGCGGTTTGAGGATAAAGGCTTTGTGTCGGTAAATGACTGCGCCTGCGGCGCGGGGGCGCTGCTCGTCTCGTTTGCCAATGCCTGCAAGCGGCACGACATCAACTACCAGCAGAAAGTGATGTTTGTTGCACAGGACATCGACTACACCGTTGGGCTGATGTGTTATATCCAGCTTAGCTTGATGGGCTGCGCCGGATATGTTGTTATCGGCGACACACTTATCAACCCCTGCACCGCCTACGATAAAAAAGGCCTGCTGCCCGCAGGCGACCCGGAACGGATCTGGTTCACGCCGCTGTTCTCCGATGGCATCTGGTACGGACGCCGCCTGGCGGCACAGATGGATCTGCTGATTTCGGGAAGTTCACGGAAAAGCCCCGAAAATGTCAATTCGTTCACGGAAAAGCCTGAAAAAGCGGCAGATTCGCCCGCGAAAGACACAAAAAAGCCCTGTTCGTTCACAGAACCTGCAAAAGCAGCAGCGCCGGTTTCCACCCCAGTTTCCACTAAAAAAGTGGAAACATGGAAACCCGCCGAGTTGAACGAAACCAAGAACGGGCAGCTGACTTTTTTCTGAAATGAGGTGATGACATGGAAGATGAGAAACTGGCCGATAAGCTGCTGGACCGCATTCTGATGGTTCTGATGCCCTACGACCAGATCGATGTAGAGAGAATCAAGGCCAAGCTGACAGTGGTTTTGGATGACTACCAAATTTGCCCCAAGCAAGAGGCTCTGGTGGTCTACACCGAGGGCAAAAACGACTACTATCTCCGAAAATTCCTGCTCGCCAAGGCTGTTGCAGGGCGGCAGGAGCGCACGTTGCGCCAGTACAAAGATGAAGTTGGCAGGGCGCTGCGAGGCATCGGCAAGGATGCTGACACCATAACCGCAGATGACATTCAAGTCTATCTGGCGAAAGTTCTGTCGAGGGGCGGGTCGAAATGTTACTGCGACAACATCCGCCGAGACCTCAGCAGCTTCTACAACTGGCTATACCGTGAGGAAATCATCCGCACTAATCCGATGAATAAGATCGACAACATCAAGTTCAAGCGGGAAAAGGAAAAAGCCCTCACTGACATGGAAATCGAAATGATGCGGCAGGCCTGCCAGACCACTATGCAAAAGGCAATTATGGAAATGCTGCTCTCCACCGGCTGTCGTGCAGCAGAACTTGTATCCATCAAAATCGCAGACATGGACGAGGATAAGGTTTCAATTCTGGGCAAGGGCGGCAAGTGGCGCACGGTGTACATCAACGCCAAGGCTTTCGTGGCTGTAAAGAATTATCTGGCTGACCGCAAAGACATAAACCCTTATCTCTTCCCGCGAGAAATCAATACGAAGGATCGCACGATGATTTCCAACTTCAGCCGGAAAGACTGGTTCAAAGACCCCCGACTGGTGACAAAAGCGGACCACTTCGGGCGCGACAGCGTCAACAACATGGTTCGCACTATCGGTAAGCGGGCCGGGGTCAAGGGTGTGCATACTCACCGTTTCCGCCGCACCTGCGCCACGCAGGCCCTGCGGCATGGGATGCCGATTGAACTGGTTTCCATGATGCTGGGCCACGAGCAAATCTCCACCACACAGATTTATCTGGACATCCGTGATGACGATCTGCAAGCAGCCCATCGCAAATATGTTGTGTGAGGTGTTATCCATGACACAGTTATATGTTTTGAGCCAGGACGGAACTTCGGCCATCAATCTTAGCCAGTTCGAGTACGTCTACATTGGCGATGACAACAAAATCAAAGCTGTCTGCGGCCAGAGAGTGATCCGCTTGGGGGATTACGACAGCCGAGACAGTGCAAAGTACGCTCTTAATATAATGCTGTACTACGCCGGCAAGAATCCGGGCGCCGGTTGGTATCAGATGATGAGCAGTGAGAAGGCAAACGAAGCTGTTGTTCTTGCCCGCGACCCCGCTCCGAACCAATTTGCCGCCAACGGCAAAAAGCCTGTGCGCCGGGGTGGCTCTTAATCTAACTTAATCTAAATCTCAAGCTAATTTTTAGATAGTTTTAGCAAAGAACTTAGCCAATCCAATAAGCAAAGGAGTATACCACTATGAATACCAATGTCACAATGATTCCCGTCGCGCAGCTGCACCCTCACCCGGACAACCCCCGCAAAGATTTGGGCGACATTACCGAGTTGACCGCCAGCATCAAGGCAAACGGCGTTCTCCAGAATCTGACCGTTGTGCCCCGCGCAAACCCCGATGTGAATTACGAGGAACTGTGCCGGCAGTATTACGCCGACCCCACCGAGGAAAACCGCACGAAGCTGAACCAGTTCCGCAACACGGACGGCTACACCGTCATCATCGGCCACCGCCGTCTGGCCGCTGCCAAGGCTGCCGGGCTTACGGAGTTGCCCTGCATCGTGGTTGAGGATATGACCCCCGAAGAGCAAATCTCTACCATGATGACCGAGAATATGCAGCGCAGCGATCTGACCGTCTATGAGGAGGCCGAGGGCTTCCAGATGATGATGGACTTCGGCAACAGCGTGGAGCAGGTCGCCGACAAGGCGGGCTTTTCCGAAAGCACAATCCGCCGCCGCGTGAAACTGCTCTCCCTTGACCGCGAGGAATTCAAAAAGAGTGTCAAGCGCGGCGCCACGCTGGCTGACTTTGCTCTGCTGGACAAGCTGGACACCGAGGAGGCCAAGAACGAGGTGCTGAAAAGTGTCGGCACCAACAATTTCCGGGCCTGCCTTGACCGAGCGTTGCGGGAACAGAAAGACCGGAAAACGATGAACGCCATCCGGGAGGTGGTTGCATCTTATGCAACTAAGGTCGACAGCAAAGCGGATATGCCGGAAAACTGCCTGTTCTATGCCAGCTACGGCTCATGGTATGGAACCGCCGAAGCCCCTGTTGATGCCGGAGAACACGCCTACTGGTACACGGAGAGCGGCTACGGCATCATCACTGTCTACCGCGAACGCACCGAAGAAGACAAGTCCGCCGAGAAGACCCCGGAGCAGCTTGCGCGGGAGGCCAAAATCGAAGAATATCGCGAGAAGTGCCGCGTCATTGAGGAGGACGAAGAATCCGCCTACCGCCTGCGGCTGAACTATCTCAAAGAGTACGGATTCCCCAAAAAGGCTGCCGAGGCCGTCGCCTTTGCAGCCTGCCGCATGATGATCTTGAACCCTGATGCCCTTGGCGATATGGACGAGGACACCATCGAGGCCGTCTATGGTGATGGCATCTACAATGACGAGCATGATCTCGATACGGCTGTGCTGCTGGAAAATGCACAGGTAAATCCTATGAAGATGCTTGTGGTGCTGCTGTTCGCCTTTACAGAGCCTGTGAATCACCGGATGCACGATACCGAGTGGCTTGGCGGGTACTACAAGTGCATTAAAGATGATGAATCCGTCTACCGCGGTATTTACGCGGCACTGGACGGCATCGGCTATGAGATGTCCGATATGGAAAAATCGCTGCTGGATGGTACGCACCCGTCCTATGAAAGCGTAGAGGAGGAATCGTGATGCCCGTTGTTTCGAGCCTCGACCACTTACCCACGGACGGAGAGTTCTACTCAAACAACTGCGTGGACGGCCACTGCATCGGCTGCGGTGAGTGCTGCACCGACCTACTGCCCACCACCCGGCGCGAGATCGTCCGCCTGCGGGATTACGCCAAGAAACACCAGCTGAAAGAACACAGACTGCCAGCGGGCGCTGCGCTGGAAAGCGTGGATCTGACTTGCCCGTTCCGCAATGAGACGACCAAGCGCTGCGAGGTCTACCCGGTACGGCCACTGATCTGCAGGGCGTTTATCTGCTCACGGACGCTGCAAGCAGCCCGGGAAACGCGGGATCTCGTCCAAAGTGACCGCGACATCCACTCCCTGCGGTGGGAGATATTCAAGAACCCGGAAAGCATCGCTCTGATACAGGCGGCACAGAGGGCTGCAACGAAAAAATGACATACATACCGAAAGGCACAAAACGCCATTGGACAGCTGAAGAAGAATCCCTCCTTGCTGAAGGCTGGGGTGTTTGCGGGGTACCTGCTCTCGCCAAAAAGCTGAACCGCAGCCAACAGGCTATAAAGATACGCGCATCGCGGCTGCACCTTGGACCACTGCTGATGGGCGGTGATTATGTGACGCTGAATCAACTGGTCACAGCTTTTAATCGCACAGGCTCGTATAGTTACAAAATGATAAGCTGGGTGGAAAACCGTGGGCTGCCGGTTCACAACAAGCGGGTGCAGCAGAACACATTCCGCGTGGTCTATCTCAAAGAGTTTTGGACATGGGCCGAGAAAAACCGTTCATTTCTGGATTTCTCCAAGTTGGAACCGCTGGCGTTCGGTGAAGAACCCGCATGGGTGGCCGAGCAGCGAAAGCGAGATTTCAAAGCCTGCTCCCTCCAGCGGAAAGACCCGTGGACCCCTGCCGAGGATGCCAAGCTGCGGATGCTGCTGGAACAGTACAAATACACCTACGAACAAATGTCCGATATGCTGCGGCGCTCTCCCGGTGCCATCCAGCGGCGCTGCGCAGACCTTGGGCTGAAAGCCCACCCGGTGCGCATCAACCCGCATGGCCCGGAGGCGGTCTGGCACCAAGAGGACTACGACAGGCTGGCCGAGGGCATCAAGAGCGGCGAAAGCTATATGTCCATCGGCAAAGCGCTGGGCAAGTCAGAAAAGGCCATTCGCGGCAAAGTCTACTACTGCTACCTCACAGAGAACGCCGACAAGGTTCGCGCTATGATGGCGGGCGGCAACTGGGGCGATGGCGCCCCAGAGCCTACCGTCTGGCAGGCAAGGTTACTTTCCCGCAGCCGGGCCGAAATGCAGACCACCATGACGATGCTGGTGGAGGCTCTGAACTGCCGCATCCAGCAGGTCGGTTACGATCCTGCACTGGAAGACCATTGGAACCAATACTGGCAGCGCACGACATGCCTGCATTGGGATGATCTGAAGCACTGTACGGCTGGCTGCACCGATTGCGACAGCTGCGCCGAGTACAAGAAAATCCCGCCACAGTATTGCGCCCGGTGCGGGGCTACGTTCTATGAGCGCAAGGAAAATACATTCTGCCTGCAATGCCGTTTTGACAGGAAAAAGCAGGCACAGCGGCACTGGTGCCGCGTAAACGCCAAACGAGGAGAAAGACCATGAAAAGGAAACACGACATTTTGAAAGAAAAAAGCAAGACCCGCGATGCGGTAGGCCAGATTTCCAGCTGGTGTCTGCTGATTGCCCTGCATCAGCGG